TCATCAATTTCAATAATTAAAATTATGAAATGAGGAACAAAAAATGAAACACGAGTTTAGCGAAAAAGTAAAAGACACCTACCGCCCGTTCTGGGAGGAGATGAAGGCTGAAGTTAAAGGCTTGGGTTATTGGATTTCAGATACAAAATATGCAGAACTACAATCCATCCTTATCCGTGCTTATATGCAGGCGTTGGAGGTGGGATTTAACGAAGGGTGGAAGTTCAGCCTTGACCAACTGATGAACATTGTGGATAGGTCAGCATTCAGCGTGGAGGTAAAGGAACAACTGCGACAGATGGTGGAGATTCAAAAGAAGAAGGTATGAAATTCAAAGACGGAGTAATCACCCAGATAACCACCATCGTCGGCGGAAAGGCGCAGGTAAGCGAACCCGCGGCAGAAACGCTGTTCTTCATCGAACTCACCGACCGGATGTCCCGGAAGGTTACCGGTAAGGAAATCGTCGTGACCAGCCTGCTGGACGGCAAACACATGACCGGATCACTACATTACCAGGGAAAAGCCTTCGACATCCGCACCAGCATATACACCAAGGCGGAGACGGCACGGTTAATCATAGCCCTACGCCAGTTCGATGAAACGCTGGACATCGTCGATGAAGGCGACCACATCCACATCGAAATCGACCCGCACCCATGACAACGGATTACAAAAAGTTCTACAGGCGCTGCCGCGAGGTCTACCCGTTCGTGACGGAGCATCTGGCCCCGACCGGCGACCTCCACGACATGCGAAAGATGCCCGCGGTATTCGAGTCGTTCAGCGCGATCACCGGCCACACCCGCGACGATCTAACCCAGAATATCGACGACAGCAGGATGGTGTTTATTGCCGTGGCGGTGAAGATGAGCGACAGCCTCTTCTTTGAGTTTAACGACTACGCTCCGTACCGGCTGCTGTTAGCCATCAGCAAAATATCAGGTTGCAGCAAAGGGCAAATTTTGTATAATCTCAAAAAGGTGAAAAATTACTGGCAGGTGTACCCTGATTTCAGAAAAAAGGTTAATGACATTTGCACAAAGATAAAAGTCGAATGACCACTGATCCGGAAATAAAAGCGCATGACAGGAAGCTCACACCGAAACAGGAGAGGTTCTGCTATGAATATCTGGCCTGTGGCATGAACGCAACTAAGGCAGCGCTAAGGGCCGGATATAGTAAAAAAACGGCAGATGTAATCGGAGCGCAAAACTTAGTGAAACTTAAGATTCAGAACAGGATACAGCACATGAAGGATAATCTGGCCGAAACTGCCGGAATTACCGCACTGATGATAGCTGCGGAACATTCAAAGATCGCATTCAGCAGCATTGCGCACCTTCACAACACCTGGATAAGCCTGAAAGAATTTGACACACTGACGGAAGACCAAAAGACATGTATCCAGGAGATCAGTACGAAGGTGATGAAACAGAAAGCAGTCATCGACGGAGAAGATCGTATCATCGACGTAGAGTACGTCAAAATAAAGTTATTCGATAAACAGAAGGCACTGGACAGCCTTACAAACCTTCTTGGATTTAATGCCCCTGCGAAAACAGACATCACCTCCGGCGGCGACAAACTCACCGACATAAAGATACACTGGCCCAATGGAGGTTGATATACAGGCGGGCAACATCATGCGCAAGACCAAGGCCGCCATCGACGCCGGGAATAAGATCGTCATACATAAGGGCGGCACAGGATCTGGCAAGACATACGACCTGATGCAATTTCTGATCGTGGTCGCCCTTACAACCAAAAACAAGATCATAACCGTCGTATCAGAATCGAAGCCTCACCTGGATATCGGCGCCATCCGAATACTTAAGACAGTTCTGAAGCAATACGGGATATGGCGCGACGCAGACTTCAACATAACAACATCACGATGGACAGCATCGACAGGAACCATCATCGAGTTCTTCTCCGCTGACCGCATAGACAAAGCCCTTGGCGCCCGCCGTGACTGGCTGTACGGAAATGAGATCAACTCACTGAAAGAGGAGGTCTGGGATGAACTGGCACGCCGGTCGGAATATGTGCTGGCCGACTTTAACCCGACCAGTCAGTTCTGGTTGGAGAAGTGGTCAGAGAATTACGACCTGGTGGCCATAATCACATCGAACTATACCGACAATCCGTACCTTCCGGAGACCGAGCGCAACCGCATCGAAAAACGCGCATCCCGTGACGCCAACTTCAGGCGCATTCACATCGACTGCGAATACGGCATCTATGAGGGGTTGGTATTCACGGAATGGACACAGGTAGACGAAATGCCGGAAGGCGACCGGAGATACGGTCTCGACTTCGGGTATACAAACGACCCGACGGCGCTGATCGCATCCATCGAAACCGCGGACGCCTATTATCTGGATGAAATCGCCTACCGCACGGGGATGCTTAACCGGGATATCGCAGCCACGATGCAAAGCGCTGGCATCAGGAAGAACTACGACGAGATCATCGCCGACAGCGCCGAACCCAAGAGCATCGACGAAATACGACTGTATGGGTACAACGTCAAACCGGCACTGAAGGGGCCGGACTCGATAATAAACGGGATAGCGAAGATCAAGGAGAAAAGGCTCTGTGTCACGAAACGGTCAGTCAACCTGATCCGCGAACTGCGCAATTATTCATGGGTGACGGATAAGGCGGGCAATGCCACTAATAAGCCGATTGACGCATTTAACCATGGGATAGACGCGGCACGCTATACGATAACGGCGCCGGTGCGCAAACCGCAATCCCTCGACGGCGTATTCTTCTGAAAAATTACGCCTTTTGTCAAACGGTTAAATCTTCACCGACCACACCAACACACCACGCCACGGCAACCGTTTAACTTTCGCCAAAAATCCAGAGAATGACACTTGAAGATATTTATCTCCTTCCCGTAGACCAGCAGGTCCTGCGGTTAAAATCCCAGGCGCCGGAGCTTCCCCCGTACGAACTGCTCAAAGCCCAGTGGAATCCCAAAGACCACGACGTCTTCAATACCGACAAGCGCCCGGACAAAGCCACAAAGAAAAAGGTCATCGACTCTACCGGAGCTGAGGCCGAAGTCAGGGCCATGGAACCCGTCACCCGCATCGGCATCCCATTTCAGCGGATCATCGTACAGCGGGCCGTCGGATTCCTGCTCGGAAATCCCGTCAAGGCAAAGAGATACATCGAAGATGACGACAAACAACAGGTCACCCTGGCGGACATGATTGATATTACTCTTGACGACAACAAGGCTAAATACTTTGACCGGAAGCTGGCCCGCACCGTCAAATCACAGTGCCAAGCGGCAGAACTGTGGTACGTGGTCGAGGATCCGAAATTCTGGCAGAAGCGTAAGTCAGTCACCGGGACCATCCCGAAGTACAAGATCCGCTGCACCCTGCTCTCACCATCCACCGGAGATAAGCTGTTCCCATACTTCGATGAGACCGGCGACATGGTGGCATTCAGCCGGGAGTACATCCTCAAAGACGGTGAAAAGAAGGTCACCCACCTGGACACATGGACCGCGGACCTCGTCATCAAGCGATCCCTGGTCGACGGCGTATGGACCGAAGATCGAACCCCGAACCAGCTCAGGAAAATCCCGGTGATTTACTACTCTCAGCCGGAGCCGGACTGGGGGACCGTCCAGACCATGATCGACCGCTACGAAAAAAAAATCAGCAATTTCGGAGACACAAATGACTACTTCGGCAGCCCGATGGTGAAGGTCAAAGGGACCATAAAGAGCCTGCCGGAGAAGACCACCAGCGGAAAGGTAATCCAGATGGATGCCGACTCCGACGCATCCTACATGTCCTGGGACCAGTCGCCAGAGAGCGAAAAACTCGAGTTTGAACTCCTGTACAAGATGATCCACGCCATGACACAAACGCCCACCATCAGCTTCGCGGAGATGCAGGCTATCGGCGGGGAAATGTCAGGGTTCGCCATCAAACTCCTCTTTGCCGACGCCCACATGAAGGCCGAAAACGACATCGAACTATTCGGCGAGATGTACCAGCGGCGCCTCAACCTGCTCAAGTTCATCCTGGGATCCGTACTCAAGCCGGACCTCGATGCAGCCGTAGACACGCTGCAGGTGGAACCCGAGTTCACCCCGTACCTACCGAAAAACGTCAAGGAGACCGTCGACATCCTGGCCGTGGCCAGGGGTAATAAAGCACTTATAAGCCGCGAAACGGCGCTGGAGAATAACCCACTGGTGGGTGACATCGAAACCGAACTCCAGCGCATGCAGGCCGATGCCGACGCCGAAGCCGAACAGATGCAGAAGGAACTCACAGGATCATACGAATGAGCGAGCTAACGATTATAGCCATTGCCACGGGTCTGAACGTGATCCTGTGGGCATACTTCTTCTGGTGGGTGAAGAAACCGGAGCGGAGAAGGCGCCATATCGAAAAACTACTAAGACAGAGCGAATGAGGGGCATCGAGGCGAACATACAGGCCAGTTGTGTGCGTGTGTTCCGGCTTAAGTGGCCTGAGTATGCATGGATGCTTTTCGCTATCCCCAACGGCGGATCCCGTAACCCGATCGAAGCCCATAATCTCAAGTTACAGGGAGTCCTGCCCGGAGTCACCGACATGATCCTGCTGGTCCCGAATCAGAAACACGCCTCTCTGTGCATCGAAATGAAGGCTGGAAAAGGCAGGCAGAGCGACTATCAGAAAGAGTTTCAGCAGGCAGCGGAGAAGTTCGGTAACAAATACGTCATCTGCCGATCCGTTGACGACTTTCTCACCGAAGTAACCTCATACCTCCATGACCGCTGAACGGACCACGAACCAGCATGAGCTGAAGCTGATCCGCAAGCTCCTGCACACGGACCAGCAGACAAAGATCATCTACCGGCGCCTGATCGACCGAGTGGCCCCCATCATGGCAAAGTACCCACAGCGCCCCAGCGGCGTCGTGGTCAGGGTCGCGGACCTGGACAAAGAGCTTGACGCCGCCATTGACGCCTTCCGAAAAGAACTCACCACGGTCATCGAATCCGGACAGGCATGGGCATGGGCCGCGGCAAACGAGAAGACCGACGAAATCCTGAGCGAATACATCGAGGGGATGCCCGTGAGTAACGTCGTTCGTGACGGCATATTTCAGCGCAACACCGACGCCTTCAACGCATTCGCGGCACGCAAAACCGCGGGGCTGCAACTATCCGAGCGGATATGGCGAATGACCACCGAAGCGAAGCAGATGATGAGTGATTACATCGACCAGGCGCTGATCACCGGACGCTCCGCCCAGAGCCTGAGCCAGGATGTGCGCGAACTGCTGATCGAACCCGACAAACTGTTCAGGCGGGTGCGCAATGCCAATACGGGGAAGCTGGAACTGAGCAAGGCGGCGCGCGAATATCACCCGGGACGCGGAGTTTATCGCAGCAGCTACAAGAATGCCATGCGTCTGGCCCGTACCGAGATCAATATGGCCTACCGGATGGCGGACCAGGGGCGATGGAAACGCACCAACTTCGTTTTGGGGTATGAGGTCAAGGTCAGCAAACAGCACTGGATAAAGATGCCATCTGGTGACATTTGCGATCAGGTTGCAGGGCCGTACCCGAAGGAGTTTGTGTTCAAGGCATGGCACCCGAACTGTATGTGTTACACTGTGCCGATCCTGCCCGGTAAAAAAGACTTTCTCGACAGCCTCGTGGACGGCAAACCGCTGGACGGAAGGATTACCGACGTACCGCCGCAGTTCAAAGACTACGTCGCCCGCAACGGTGAACGCATCGCCAAATATAAGCAGCAGCCGTTCTGGGTGCAGGACAACTTCAAAGGCGGGCGGATCGAAAAAGACATAAAGCTCGATAAATCATAATCAGCCCGGCCAACAACCGGGCTGTTTTTTTACCTTTTGCCAAACGGTAGAAAACCCATAGCCAAAACACCACAAACCCATGCTCCCATTGGTGAAATTTACCGAAAAATATTAATCATCGATGAGAGACAAAATCTTAGCCGCATTGAAAACTAAGTTCCAGAACTTAGGGTTCAGCGAAAAGGCATACGGGGGCGTGGCCGACTTCCTGGCAGCAACCGTGACCGACGACACACAAATCGAAACCGGAATATCCGGGGTCGAACCACTCCTCAAAGCATTCCAGGGCGACATCGACAGCCGCGTATCAACAGCGCTGGCAAAGCAGAAAGCCGAACTGGAACGCAAACCCGCCGATCCGCCAAAACCAGCAGACCCGCCAAAAGACGAAGTCCCGCAATGGGCCAAAGACCTCCAGGCACGCGTCGAAGGTTATGAGCGTAAGGAACGGCAGGCAGCAATCGCAGGGAAACTGCGCGGGAAACTGAAAGACAAAGGGGTCCCAGACAGCTTCCTCAAACACGTGCCCATCGACATCACCGATGAAGCGCAAATCGACACCGTGGCGGCAAACATCGAAACAGAATGGAACGAACATCGGCAGGAGCTGATCAACTCGGGCCTGATGGTAGACGTACCGCGACGCTCCCAGGACAATCCCAAAGAAGGCGCCGACCTCGGCAAATCAATCGCCGAGCGCCGTAACACCGCAGCCGGAGACATGGGAATCAAAGGGAAAGAAATCTGATTCATTAACTAAAAAATTCATTTCACATGCAAATTACATCTGAAACCATCGCAGCGCGCAATGTGGTCTTTGACTACATGCACGAAGACCTGCCCGGTGGCGCCGGACTTGATAAGACCAGGCTGATCGACACCCTGGAGGAAATCAAAGCCGGTACACTGGTCAACGTCGCCGCACGCGTGGCCGAAGTGGTGAA